CTCAAAATATGGAACAGCACGCCGACCGAAGCGCCCAGCCGGATCGTGGCCAAGTTCAACGCGATGGACATCCGCTGCGACTATCACGTCCGCTGCCCTGAGTGCGGCGAGCTGCAGCGGATGGAGTTTGAGAGCATCGACTTTGCCGGCGAACGCGACCCGGAGAAGATGGAGCGCGACCGCCTCGCCCGGTACGCCTGCAGCGGCTGCGACGCGCTGTGGGATGATCGCCTGCGCGACCTGGCCGTGCGCCAGGGGGAGTGGATGGTGCGCGACGATGGCCGGCCGCTGTCGCGCGTGCTCGAAACCGACCGCCCCGCCCGGGTCGGCTTCCATAGCCCCGCATGGATCAGCCCGCTGAACAGCCTGAGCAAGTGCGCTGCCGCTTTCCTGCGCGGCATCCGCGACCGCGAGCAGATGCTCTATTTCGACACGCAGATCAAAGCCACCGAGCATCACCGCCATGAGAAGCAACGGCAGGAGGATGTGCTGCTCGCCCTGATCGACGACCGGCCCGAGGGCCTGGTGCCGGGTGGCGGCGTGGTGGCTGCGCTTGTGTGCGGGTCAGACACGCAAGACAATGGGCATTACTATTGGATCGACGCGGTGGGCTACGGGCTGGAGCAGGAGCGTTGGCGGATCTCGGCCGGGTTTGTCGAGACCGAGGAGGCCCTGGAGTCGGTGGTGTTCGGCACCGACTGGATGGACGCGGCCGGCAACATCTACCCGGTGCGGGCCATGGTCAAGGACTCGGGCGGCCACAAGACCAGCGAGGTCTACGATTTCTGCCGCCGTGACCCGCTTCGGCGGTTCGCCTACAAGGGCGCCTCGGGCAAGCGCAGCTCGCCATTCACCACCACGCGCCAGGACCATTACCCGGGCAGCAATCGCCCCATCCCCGGCGGCGTCACGCTCTACACCTGCGACAGCCATTATTTCAAGGACCTGGTGTCCAGCAAACTTTCGATCAAACCGGGCGACCCGGGAGCCTGGCACATGGACCAGGGTTTTACGCTTGAGCAGGCGCAGCACCTTTGCGCCGAGTACCGCGACGGCCGCGGACTGTGGCAGTGCCCGCACGGCCGGGCGAACCACCATTGGGACAGCGCCGTCATGGCCGTGGTCGCCAGCGATATTTTGAAATTGAAATTCTGGCCGAAGCCGGAGACCGCCGCGCCGAAGCCGATCAAGCCGAAAAAGGCCAACCCGTACACCGGCGGCCGGCCGCTGTTCGGTGGCCGATAAAAACACGATGGAGGCGCGCATGACCGCAGTCGCAACACAATTGGCCCTGCAGGTGGCCACGGCCTCGGCCGGGGTCGATTATTCCCACCGTCGCGGCGCGGTCTGCCCCGGGTGCGGCGAGCGGGCGCGGATCGTCAAAACGCTCCCATGGGAGGGCAACGTGCGGGTGAGGTATCACCGCTGCGAGAACCCGCGGTGCCTGTTGTGCGCGGCGCGGGCCACGATCAAGTCGGTTGAGGAAGATTTCCCTGGTTGATTTTTTTATGTCCAACGGGTCTTTTTTTTGTTTACAGGCGTAGCCCCATCGGGTATATATATAATCAAAGAGAGGGCAGGAAGGATAAACCGAAAAATCAACCAAGGAGAACGACATGAAGAACTTGCACCAGGTAATCAGCGAAGAGATAGAGAGGCTGAAATGCTGGTTTCCGATAATGAACGTTGAACAGGCTGCTCGCGCCGGAGCAATAAAAGAGGCGACTGAGGCGATGCCTCTAGACGGAGAATCACCGCTGGAATGGGCCGAGCGGAACGCGGCCTGGTTTCAATGCCCCGTTGCTGGGGTTTACCGGGAGGGGTTTTTCGAGGATGTAGAGGCGGCGGGGGAGAAGGACTACCGCGATAGCCTGCAATGAAAACCAAGAATAAAAAGAAGGTAAATATCATGAACGTAAAGCTAAGCGAAAAATACGAGATAGAAACCGCGCACCCGGCAAGCCATTACGGCGCAGGGGTGATGCTTGAAACCGCAACAGGGAGTGCATTTGGCCCAGGAGATTTCATGCCGACTCCTGCGGTGAGCGTATACGGGCTCGCCAGCATAAGATTTCTGGTTGGCGATGCGGTTGTCTCGCATGTCCGCGGCCGCGGTTTCTGGCCGAAACGTTTTTCACGGGAAGAAGTCGAGCAGGTCAGGGCATTTCTCAGTCAAGATCCGGAAGGGCGCTTCACCCTGCCTCCCTTCGAGCAGTTGGAAAGAGAGTGGTGCGAAATGGATAAAAAGCTGGATGAGGAGAACCGGCAATGACCTCCGCCGAGTTCCGCGCCATCCGCCAGGCCCTCGGCCTCAACCAGACCGAACTGGCGGACAGGCTCGGCATGACCCAGCCGATGGTCAGCCGGATAGAGCGCGGCGAGCGACAACCAACAGTCCAGCAAGGGGCGGCGATCACGCTGCTCCGGGAACTTTTGAAGGGGGAAGGGAAATGAAGTGGATATGCACAGACGGCAACGCTGATATTGAAATCGAAGCCGAAACCGCAGAAGAAGCCGCGCAGGAATACGTGGACGGTGGCGACTGGGAGACCACGGGCGTAACGTGGTGGATCGACATCCGCTGCACCCCTCTTGACGATGCCGGCGAAGATATCGAGGACGACGCCGAAACCATCACCATCGCGGTCGAGCCGGAAGAACCGGAATGCACAGAGGCGGATCACGATTGGTGCAACCCGCTTGAGGTAGTCGGCGGCATCGAGAGCAACCCAGGCGTGTGGGGTCATGGCGGCGGCGTGGAAATCACTGAGGTTTGCCGACACTGCGGAGCCTACCGCATCACCGACACCTGGGCGCAGCGGCAGGACACTGGCGAGCAGGGCTTGCGATCTACCGAGTACCGCGATGCGGACAGCGACTCTCTGGTATGGGTCGACGAGGCCATGAAAAACAGGTAACACGTCACGAGTTTCGGAACGCATAACGCACCGGGCGGCCCCGCAATGGAGCCGCCCGTTTTTTTTGTGCATAATGGAAAAAGTACACAAATAGGAAACTTCCACCGCTAGACCTCGGGTTATTTCTTAACTCCCGCCAATAGCATACCCTTCGCGCACGACCTACCACGCGCGGAGGTGCTATGTCCCAACTGACCGACCTGCAGGACCGTCTCGCCCTCTACCACGAGGCTGAAGCGCGCATCCTGCTGCGTCAATCCTACCAGATGCCGGACGGCCGGCAGATGACCTACACGCAACTGCCAGCGGTGCAGGCTGAAATCCGCCGCATCGAGCAGCAGATTGCCCAGCTCTCGACCTCTGGCCGGCTGTCGCACGCGCAGGCCGTGTTCGGTGGCCGGCGTTGAAGTCCAACCTCCCCGCCATCCTCGCCCCCTCCGGGCTGCCCGCTCGCCGGGAGCTCGCCGCCCGCTCGTTCGTTGCCGGCGACCTGACCGGCGCCAACCAGAATTTCCGCCCGCGCCGCCGGTCCGCAGATGCTGACATCCGCCGCGGGCTGTCCACCATCGTCTCCCGCTGCCGCGACCAGGCGCAGAACAACCCGTCGATCCGCGGCGCTATTAAGCGGATCGCAAACAACTGCATCCGCCGCGGCATCCGTCCGCAATTCCAGTTCCGCGACCGCGCCGGCGTCCTGTCGAGCGCAACAAACAGCGCATGGGAGCGGCTGTTCAGCCGGTGGGCACGCCATGCCGACCTGACCGGCCGCCTCTCGCTGTGGCGGATGCAGCGACTCGTCCTCGCCCACATGTGGAGCGACGGCGGCTGCCTGATTCATCGCGTCTGGGACGATTCCATTCCCGGTATTCCGCCGCTCCGGCTGGAGCTGCTTGAAGTCGATCACCTGGACACGACCGTGGACGGCCGCTTGCCCTCGGGCAACCTCGCCCGCGCCGGCAAAGAGTACGACGGCCGCGGCCGCTGTGTCGCTTACCACCTGTTTCCGACCCATCCGCACGACTACCAGGGCGAGGTTTCGCTGCGCTCTGTCCGCTACCCGGCCGCCGACATCATCGACGTGTACGACCCGGAGCGGATCAGCCAGACCATGGCACTGCCGTGGCTGGTCGCCGTGGTCATGGAGAGCTTCAACCTCGAAGAATATAGGGATTACGTCAAGATAGCGGCCAAACTTGAAGCTGCGTTCAGCCTGTTCGTCAAAAGCAGTTTCCCCGATATGGGGTCCCCTGGCATCGGATTGCAGCAGGTGCCCGGCCAGTCCACCGGCAGCGAGTGGCCCACCACCTGGGCCGACATGCCCGACTACATCGAGCCGGGCCGCATCCAGACGCTCCCCTATGGTACGGACATCGTCGCCGCCGGCCATTCCCGGCCGGGCCAGCAGTACGAGCCATTCGTCAAGGAGTCCCGCCGCACGCAATCCGCCGGGCTGGGCATGAGCTATGAAGCCTACGCCAACGACCATAGCGATGCCAGCTATTCAAGCACCCGCTCAGGCGCCCTGGAAGAGCGACTGAGCTACGGCGGCATGCAGCAGTTTCTCAACGAGACCGCAAACGACCGGATAACCGCTTGGTTTATCGAGGCCGCATGGCTGGCCGGGCTGAATCCTGCTCCGATGCCAGGTTTTGCCGCCGACCCGTGGCCATGGCTTGAAGCCGTGGTGCAGCAGGACCCGGGCTGGACCTGGGTCGATCCGCTCAAAGACGGCCAAGCCTCGAAAATCAAGATTGAGCAGGTGCTATCAACTCGCCGCCGGGAGGCCGCCCAGCAGGGCAACGACTTTGACGAGCTGCTGGCCGAGAGCGAGGAAGAAGAGCGCAAATTGGGCGAGCTCTACCGTCTCCGCGCCGAAAACGCGCGCCTGCTCGCCGTCATCAACCAGCCGACCCCGACCCCTGAGGGCAACGAATGAATCGCCGTTCCGAGATCACCGATATTTTCGCCCGGGCGGGTATCAGCCCGGGTCTGAGCCTGCGCGCTGCCGTCGTTCCGCCTGCCCCCCTTGCCTCCTCGGGTGAGGACGACGGCGGCCTGCGCTGGATTCTCGCCACCGAAGCTCCGGCCACGGTCTTTGACTGGGAGCGGTTTGATTTCGTTTCCGAGGTCCTGCTCATGGATGGACTGGTGCTGCCGGAAACCAAGCAGGTGCCGCTCTTGGACAGCCACTCACGCTATTCCGTGGACGACATCCTCGGCAGCGTCACCGACATCAAGACGGCCGAGGCTGGCGGATATGCAGCTGTAGACGGCCTTGTCCGCTTCGCAAGCGATGAGCGTGCCCAGCGCGTGCTGCAGCTCGTCCGCGATGGCCACCTGACAGACGGGTCCGTGGGCTACCGGGTGGATCGGGCCGTGTGGATTCCCGAGGGCGAGCAGGCCGCGATCCGTGGCCGCATCTTCGACGGCCCGCTCAAGGTGAGCCACAAATGGAGTTTGAAGGAGTTTTCAGCAACGCCTATCGGCGCGGACGCGCTTGCAAAGGTGCGCAGCCTGTGTACCGGCCAGCGCGGCCGATTGGCAACCCCAAACCGGCGATAGCCGGCAACCACAACGGGAGAGGTAGCAATGCATCCCAAATTACGAGCATTTCTTGAGGCCAACGGGCTCCGCGCCGACGCAACCGAAGCAGACGCGTGGGAGTATCACAAGCAGCTGGCTGCTGATGGTGTGGCCTACAACGGGCAGGAGCGGGCTGAGCCTGAGCCCCAGCCGGAACCGAAGCGCGCCGCACCGGCAGCGCCTCCGGCCGACGTGGCCGCGCAGATCGCCGCCGCCCTGGCCGCTGACCGCCAGCGGGCCGCCGAGATTGAGGAAGTCTGCACCGTGGCCGGCATGGAGCCGGAGCAGGTGCGCGCCCTGATCGCCTCCGGCGCCACCGTGGACAGCGCCCGCAAGGCCGCTCTCGACCATCTCAAGGCCAACTCCCTGCCCATCGGGTCCGGTGCGGGCCGCGCACAGGTCGGCGTCGAGAGCCGCGACAAGTTCCGCGCGGCCGCACTTGACGGCATGCTCATGCGCTGCGGCCACCAGCTCGAAACGCCGGCTGATGGCGCCCGCGACTTCCGTGGCATGCGCCTCTTGGACATCGTCCGGGAGTCGCTGGAACTGTCCGGTGTCCGCACCCGCGGCATGGACCCGCGCACCCTGGCCAGTCGCGCCCTGGCGCCGGCGAGCACCTCTGATTTCCCCAACCTGCTCAGCGGACTGGTCAACAAATCGCTGATCGCCGCCTACAACGAGGCCCCGGCCACCTGGCGGCCGATGGTCGCTGTCTCTGACGCCACCGACTTCAAGACCAAGCACGCTATCAAGCTGAGCGGCAGCCCTGACCTGCTGGCCCTGAACGAGAACGGCGAGTACCGCACCGCGGACCTGTCCGAATCGTCCGAGACCTATGCAGTCGCCACCCGTGGCCGGATTATCCGCCTCACCCGGCAGATGATCATCAACGACGACCTGGGCGGCTTCAACCGCATCGCGCAGATGTTCGGCGCCGCGGCCCGCCGGTTCGAAAACTCGGTGGTCTACGGCCTGATCACCGCCAACGGCGCCATGAGCGACGGGCAGAACCTGTTCAGCAACGCCCACAATAACCTGCTCGGCGCGGCCGCGCTCTCGGCCGACAACCTGGCCATCGCCCGCTCCGCCATGCGCCGCCAGGTCGGCATGGCCGGCGAGCCCCTGGACGTGCAGCCAGCCTTCCTGCTCACCGGCCCGGAACTGGAGACCACCGCCGAGGTGATCCTGCGCAGCGCCAGCCTGCCGACCGGCACCATGAGTTCCGGCGTGTACAACCCGTGGGCCGGCAAGCTGACCCCGATCAGTGACGCGCTCATCGCCGACACCAACGCATGGTACGTTTTCGCCTTGCCGAGCCAGTACCCGGTCATCGAAGTGGCCTGGCTGATGGGCGACCAGGCGCCGTTCATTGACGATGAGGTCGACTTCGACTCCGACTCCCTAGGCATAAAGGTCCGCCACGACTTCGGCGCGGGCGTGGTCGATTGGGTCGGCGCTCAGTACAACGCCGGCGCCTGATCAACTGACAAATAATCTCCCGGGCCGGCGCTGACCGGTCCGGGACCACCATACACACGAGAGGTATAC